GTTTCACACTTTCATCGTTCCGTCTCTACGAAAGTGTCTCGAACAAGGAAAGAGGCCCATGCACATTTATAAGAGTATCGTTGCGTGGTACATATACTCCAAGAAATTTGCGAGAGGGTGTAAAAAGATTCGGTATAATGAACCAAACTGGCTTCTTCTCGAACCACTACTGAGAGAGGGTGCAGAAGAAAAATTCATAATGTCGGAGCGATTGTGGGGAGATATTCCAAGAGAACATGTCACATTCACACGAGATCTAAAAACTATTCTACTGTCTCAGACTTACGAACGAGAGATCGATCTTTTGGTCGAAGATTGAGATCTGGATCGAGTCGTGGGACCCCTGTAACCGAGCATATCTTCGACGCGTTCAGAATATGCTGCAAAGCTTGAGTCGTATTGACACGCCTCATCAGACTTCTTCTTGACAACTTCCAAAAATCTGCGAGTAGATTTGTTGGAGAGGTTGAAAATACTTTCATTCTTGATGACTATCTTCATCATTGTGCGAAGAATGTCTAAGCGCTCACGCACCGGACTATCATTAGCAACTTCTATTAGGATACGTGTAGTCTCACAAAATACCTTAAACGAAGGACAAGACATCTTTTTTTATATTTTACAAAATGCCTAATCACTTAGGTGATATTCATCTACAGTCAAGTGATGTACACCACCGTTTACCGTTGCAACACTTTGGAACAATGAACTCTTCCTCATCATCTTTCAGGCACGCACGACACAAGCCACTGAATAGGATACATGTGTGTTCACCACCCTCGATCATTTCGCATAGCACAGGATTTTCAACTTCATCTATTTCTTCGCGAACTGGACACCCCGCCTCAGCCTTCGCAATCTCCTCGTCAAGAAGTCGTTCGTATTCGTCGCTCATGTTTTACTTAAAATTACAATATTTATCTAGTCACTTAGGTTTGATTTGATACAATAGTGTCTGAAGTTCCTCTGAGCCACCGTTCCTTTGTGGATGAACCACATGAGTTCATCGTAGCCTGGAGTCTGGGTAAGTTCTCGCCAAAAAGCTTTACATGCCTCTCGAACTTGCACCAAGATTCGAAGCTTTTCGATACTATCGGGATCGTTGTTGTGGTCTATGTATGCGTCTTGGAGACCATCGACAGCCACAATCCACTTGTGACATTTATTGAAAGCATCTGAAGTCATGATGAAATCTTCACTCACAACATCTGGAGTCACACGAAGAGTTGTTTGATCCCTGTTGAGATCCTTCATACATTCACACATCTTAATGTAGTCTCCCTCGGGTATTCGATGGGAGTTTTCATCTATAAGGCTCATAAGTTCCTGCATTTTGCTTAGAATTATAAAGTTTGTGCTAATACTTAGGTACTCGGTTCCCAATCCATATCCACAGGCTCTGACCATGCTCTATGAAGTGCCTCCATAAATTCCGCCTCCTCCCGCTCTCTCATCAATCGAATATCCTCCATAAGCTCAGCCTGCGCTTGGGGTGTCATCGTCACAGGTTCATTTTCATCCAAGAGAAATGGGGGTGGCTTCACTTTCTCGTGGATCTCTTTGATTATGTTACACATCTCGATATAGTCTCCTTCAGGAATCGTACTTGCATTTTTATCGACGAGTTCCAAAAGTTTATGAAATTTGTCCATATTTTCATGAAAATTACAAAGACTCTACACTACTTAGGTTCATTGACGATTTGGAATTTCTTTTCACCAAATTCTCAAAGATGTCAAAATCGTCAAAGAGGGGTGTGATGTCGTCGTTCATGTACATCGCGCGTCTCACACGATCACTGAGGTCAATGACCTTATAGGAAATTTCGTCGTCGCACTTCTTCTTCGTCACGAAGGACAATAGTCTCTTGCACTTCGTGAGAAGAACTTCAAGATTTTCACGGCGCTCCATAGAGGCAGGTTTAGGTACTTCGAGATACCTCTTCTCGCCACAATCATTGATCGCCTCGATGATCGCATATTTACCGACCCGCTCGGAATGACTCATGCGTCGTTGAACAGGTTTCGGGGCAAAGAAATCGGCGAGCGAGTGTAAGAAATTTTGCATTTTTTAGGTGTTGGTGGGGGTTCGATGGGTTGCGTGCAGTAGAGGACTTCTTCCCAAATGATACGTTGAACGTCTGAACAGAGTGGAGCTGTCGCCTGACAGAAAGCAATTCGGAGTTCGTCGGTAACGATAGGAATGAAGAAGGTTTTCATTCTTCATGATTTTTACCTTCTTCAATTCTACTTAGGTTTCGTTCGAGCCTCATATGCTCTAATTGAATATCGAGATACACTCGAGTGGGTGCATCCCACAGAGCTGCCTTGAACCATTTATACGTCGAGTGCATATAATATGGACCCATGGATGTCATTGTGTTATAGATTGCCGTGAGAAGCATGGTTATTTTAGTATGCTCACTTCTTTTTATATGAGTTCAAAAGTCTCATAAAGTCCCAAACACCTAATATCGCTATACTCCCCGTGAATAATATTGTATTCCATGCAATCGCAGGAACCATAATATAATATTTATAAACATTAGAAATGTCTTTAGACGACATACCTAAAAAGGTTCAGTATGTCATCGTCGATTCGAATTTCGTAAATGGGACGAACAACACATTCTCACTTGATCTCACACTAAAGTCGAACACTCACATTGAGGATATGAGTCGGGTACTGGGTATCAAGATGGTCGATTTTTACATCACACAGGTTGGAGAAAATGACTCAAATTTAAACACGAATATCGCGAAGTTTGTAGACATCGTCTGTCCTGACAATCCCAAAGTGGCTCAAATTCTTGATGAGCGTCGTGGTCAGGTATTTGCGCGCGTTCCTCTAGAGAGACATTTCAGTGGAAGTAATGATATTGTACTTCGCGACAAACAGTGGAAAAGCTTTCATCGCCAGACAAACTACTTTAATCCAATTTCTATCAAAAAGTTGAACTTTGAAATTTTCGAACATCAAGATGATGGTGATTATGTAAAACTTCAACCAGATGCAAAATGGTACATGATCCTCGAAATTACAACAGTGAATGTCAAAGAAAAACCAAAAGATCGAGAACTTCAAATTCTCATGGCACTTGAGAAACTTCTCAAGAAGATCGACACCCTCAACCAAAATGTTCAAAAGTTGCCCGATAAACCCCCAGAAGAAAAACCTAAAAAATATTCATTTGGTCTTCTAGTCGCCATTTTGGCTTCGATATTAGGAAGCTTCATATGGTGGGTCAATAAAAGTTCTGCGTAAAAAGTATGGGAGGTAAAAAGGGGCGCCGTCTTAAATTTTCACTCTCATCATCGTATGATACTGATATTTTCGATGAAGAAATGGAGCTGGAGGAAGTGACAATGACAGTTGTTCCTAAAAGCGACAATCAGAGGGATTACAATCGCGTATTGTACAGTATCAACAAATCAATGATATTCGCGGTGGGACCGGCTGGAACTGGAAAAACAATGTTGGCGTGTTGTGCGGCAATACAGGGGTATAACGACAAGACGTATAAGAAGATTGTGCTGACAAGACCTGTCGTATCTGTCGAGGAAGATATTGGATTTCTCCCGGGAACTCTAGAAGAGAAGATGGATCCTTGGACACGACCCATCATGGACATCTTTGGTGAATACTACACACAAGCGGATATTCAATACATGATCAAAGAAAAAATCATAGAAATTTGCCCACTGGCCTACATGCGCGGTAGAACATTTAAGGATGCCTTCATCATCGCAGATGAAATGCAGAACTCCACACCAAGTCAGATGAAGATGCTTCTCACACGAATGGGTGATGGGAGTAAGATGATTGTAACTGGTGATCTGAAACAACATGACAGGAAATATGAAGAAAATGGACTCAAAGACATATGTGATCGCATCAGAGGCAAACAACACAAACGTATCGAGTTAATTCAGTTTGAATTTAAAGACATAGAAAGAAGTCCGATTGTTCGAGATGTTCTCGAAATTTATGGGGATACTTAAAAATTTAAAAAGTTTATACAAAAATGTATGGTCTAGGTCTTTCGCAAGGTCTCAACCTCGAGCGAATTAAAATCAGAGGCAAAGAGCATGCACTCTTCAAAACAAAAGATGGTCGGATCTCTATGGTGGATGCAGTCTGTCCCCATAGAGGTGCGAAACTTTGTAATGGAAAAGTCAAAGGGAACAATATTCAATGTCCATATCATGGATGGGAGTTTGACCCAAATGGAACACTCGTAAAGGTTCCCTCATCTGGGAATATCCCCTGTAAGGGTGACATTCAGTCATATCCTGTCGTGGAAGATGGGGGTTTCATATGGGCATCTGACACCAAAGAGACCCTCCCAACGCGATATTGTGATGAACTTTTCGATCCATCATGGGTGAAAGTATATGGATCTAGGGAACTCCAAGGTAACATTTACGACTGGATCCTAAATGCTACGGATATTTCACACATCAATTTTGTTCATGATTTCGCAGACGAGGATAATGCTCGAGTGAGAAACACGAAAGTTGAAATGAAAGATGACTATGTCGATTGTTATGCTAACGTGCGTTCCAAAGCTTCTTCGAAACTTACCGAACACATGCAACCCCAAGATGGATCAGACATCCACAGTCGTTTTGTAGCCCCATGCACATCGATCATTCGAATCAAGTTGAAGGGACCCTACGAATTCATTACATTCAGTACCTTACTTCCCATGGATGATGATACTACCAAAATGTCTTGGTGTATGATGTATCCAAAGAACCCTCTCCTAGACAACCCCCTCGTATATTCTCGCTTCTATCAGAGAATGTTCGATACAGTCGCCCAAGATGAAGCGATCATCAAAGATGTCGCTTGGGTTCCACTCACTCTTAATGCACAATGTGATTTATTTCAATTGAAAGCACTTGAACTTTTGAAGAAGTGAGTCGATTTACACTACCGACGCAGTCGCAACCTTCTTCTTGGCGGGCGCCTTTTTGGCAGGAGCCTTAGCGGCGGGAGCGGGAGCCTTAGCGGCAGGGGCAGGAGTGGGAGTGGTCTTGGCAACACACTTGCACTCACAAGCAGGGCCGGCGGGGCCAGCGGGGCCAGCGGGACCGGCGGGGCCAGCGGGGCCAGCGGGACCGGCGGGACCAGTGGGACCAGCGGGACCAACACCGCCTGGGCCACCGGCTCCACAATTGTCAATCACCTTGAGGAGTAGAGTGTAGAGGCGGGTCTTGTCAAGACGGGTACGCTTAAGCTCGTCTTCAATCTCTTTGCGTATGGAATCCATTGTATTATATATAAAAGAAAGATTATCTTTAAATTAAAATGATCGTGATTGGACCAAGTCTCCTCACAGGAATTGGTAACCACGCTAAGAAGTATACGAACTTGTTTCTTCCGAATTCAAAATATTTCATATTTGGGAGTCAGCTTCCGGAATCTGAACATGGTCTCGTATTTATGCTACCCATCCAAGAACATCTTGAGTACTTGAAATATGCGAGAACTCGTATAAAGAATCTCGCCTGTATGACCGTGTGTGAAACTGAAACTGTCCACGAAGATTATGGTCTCATCATGAAAGAATTTAAACGGGTCGCGGTACCGAGTGAGTTTTGTAAAAAGGTTCTCTCACGACAGTTCCCCGATAACGAGTTCTATGTGATTCATGCACACATCCCACAACCAAAGGAAAAACCATATACATTCTACCATATTGGAAATATCATGGATCCTCGTAAAAAGTTTAGAGACATTCTTCAAGCATTTATTCGTCTCAACGAACCAAATACACGTCTTGTAGTGAAAGCCACTGCGAAGACAGACGTACAGATTCAACTACCACGTGTTGAAGTGATTAATGGTCTCATATCAGATGAAGAGATGGACGATCTTCATAATCGTTGTGACTGCTACGTGAGTTTTTCACATTCCGAGGGTGTTGGTATGGGTGCTGTCGAAGCCGCACTCCGTGACAAGCCAGTGATCATCACAAATTATGGCGGTGCTCCCGAATACATCAAGACACCCTACACGATTGACTGTGAACTTCAAGAATTGGAACAAGATGACTTCCTCTTCAAAAAGGGGATGGTTTGGGGTAACCCAAACTTTGATCAACTCTTGGAGTTCATGAGGCATGCGTATGATAACCGTGTTCGTGAGATGGATCATGAACATACAAAGAAACTAGTTGGTCGGAAAAATGTTCTAGAGGAGTTCATCCTGAATATAATTGGTGGCAAGAACGATAAGACCGATGAGGATGGCACCACTCATCATTGAATCTCTCTGAGCGATGATAGTCATAGTGAGATCATCGATAACCTGAATACCAGTGGGTTTAGTCGCGATACGGGGTACGAGTGTGCTGATAGTAATGTAAAGCGCCATCGCTATTATTACAGGTCTAAGACTCTCTTGGTCTAACATTGTCTTTCTATTAATCAGTGATTTTAATTTTGCTCACATCCACCTTTGCCCCCAGTGTCGCGTTCTTCACACTATGCTTTTTGCAAAAGTCGCCACACACCGCCTTGAATGAGCAAGGCTTTCCAGACATCGTCGTCGCACAGCAAATCTTTTTAGTCGATCTCTGTTCATTCACCACCTCGGGAGCTTTAGAGAGTACAACAATTTGTCGATCATCCTTCTTCTCTTGATGTTCCCGATATTTCTTCTTCATGACCCAAGTCGCATTCGCCAGACTGTAACACTTTTCATTTGGCTCGCTGAGACGGTACATCTTCACCGCATCAGCGAGGCAACGTTCCCACAGAGAATCACGAATGACTTCCATTTTTGTTTTCTTGATTTTTACATAATCATGAGCTTACTTAGGCGTCTCCCGCAATTTCAGACAGATACATATCAGATTTGCCCGCAAAATCTGGAAATTGATCGACGGTCTTTTTTGTAGTCATGGCTTGCACATTCGAGATGTGCTCTTTGAACTTCTTGACATCTATACCAGTCGCATTATGGATCTGTGTTTCTGTGGCGATGTCTTTGAGTGCGTGGAGGTAGGCAGCTGCGTAGTTCCCGTGACGAACAGACATCACCGGGGATGAATCCTGTTGTGCCATGATAGCATATTTGGCCGACTGCTTCACCATCTTATCTATGGACTGTTTCATGCCTCTGGATCGATTTTGCATCACCATAAATAGTATGATAATGGTAACAAACAGATACAGATACATCTTCTACTTTATCTCAAGAAAGTTTTGACAGTCCTGCATCGTCTTCACGTGGTCACCTTCATCGTTACGAATGTTGGTAAAGACGTCGTACATATTTTTCACATCATCATAGTACGTACTCGCCGTGATGGTGGGTTTCTGAATGTTTAAGAGCCTCTCATTTTGTTTGAGAAATTCATCATATGTGTGATAGGCGTGTTCCTCCACCTGCTCAGAGAGATTGTACGCCATCCTAGGTGACACAATATACAGAAGGCATGTCAGCCAGTAGTACGCGAAAGCCACGTGCTGTGCGAAGAAGCGATCCGCAAAACGTTCGTCACCACCTAGATCCTCCATGATGAGAAGATGGTGATACTCGTTCATGGTCTGTGCGAAATGTGTCTCTAGGTAATCCGCTTTCCTCCAAATACCCAGTGATTCATACAGGTGTAGAACGGACACAAACGAAAAATATGGGACGCGTGCGACCGTCTCAAGGACATAGAAACGGGCGTAGTCACGATCCTTGTATACCCTGTCGATAACCTTCACAGCCGATTTAACAACGGATTTATTGATTCGCTTCTCAAGTTTAGCGGGGAGTGGATGACGTATTAATGCTAACATCACTATATGGACACACGAAAAAAATCTACATAAAATTTAGATAATGTTAAGATCTGAACCCAACGTCAGATGTTGTCTTTGTCCAGGAAATAAAGTTACTCTCAAGAACGAGAGTAAATTCAAGATTTATTATGAAGTCGTGGTGTTAAAAGGTGCGAAGATAAATCATCTAAAACTCGGTGTATCCGGTCCGGGTGGAAATGGAATCAATGGTGAAGCTGATATTAATGATGCCGAACGTCTTCCACCCGAACATGGAGAACTACATCCACAGAAAACAAAATTTGTAACCATTTCTGGGGGTAAGATATTTACCGTAAAATACAAGTATGAAGGATTGCACTCCGACTGGTCACCCGAAACGAGGAACTTCTCGGTATACGACGATTTAGTATTCGAGCAACCACCTATAGAAGATATCGAAAAAATTCACAAAGTTGACGAGGAAGAGAAAAAGAGGAAGAAAGAAGAGGAAGAGAAGAGAAGACAAAGGGAAGAGGAAGAAGATAAGAGAAGACACAGGAAGGAGGAAGAAGATAAAAGAAAGAAACGTGAAGAAGAAGAAAGGAAAAGGAGAGAAGAAGAAGAGAAAAGAAAATTTGAAGAAGCTACACGAAGAATGTGTTCCAGTAAGTTCGGACACATGTGTAGCGCACCCGACACACCCAAACAACAATGTTGGCGCTGTCATGACTGGTATTGTAACTATCACGCCAGTCCAAATAATAACCCCTTCGGAAAGGGTGGTCACATTTGCAATTAAAATGTATAGTAATATCAAACATGCAGTGCGCAAGCACATTTAAATATAACTGTTCAGACGGAAAACGCACTGAATGTCCGAAGTGTGGACACAATTATTGCGATTATCATTTTGACGTAAATAACAGCATAATCAAGGTGGGTGGTCATGTATGTATTTGAACCCTAAGTTAGAGTTTTGAGTTGTAATAAAATCATCTGAAAAATGGAGAGTGTTCAAAAGCTCACCCACATCGAGCACATTCTCAAGAGACCTGACTCGTATGTCGGTCCAGTGGAACAGGGTTCAGAACCCTACTGGATTCTCAATGGCGACAAGTTCGAGAAGAAGAACTTGAAGTATTCCCCAGCTCTCTTGAAAATCTTCGACGAAATCTTGGTCAATGCGATTGATCGCAACTCCATGTATCCCAAGAATGTCACGACCATATCCGTCTCCATCGATAAGGATACTGGCGCGGTGACCATCGAGAACAATGGACCTCTCGGAGGTATCGGTGTTCGAATGCACGAGAAGGAAGGTCTCTGGAACCCCGAACTCACGTTTGGTCACCTTCTCACGAGTACGAACTACGATGACTCCAAGAAGCGTATCGTGGGTGGTCGCAATGGATATGGCGCCAAATTGACGAACATTTATTCTAGTGATTTTTCCATCGTGATCAAGGACCATGAATCCAAACAGACATACTCCCAGCAGTGGTCGAACAACATGACAACCTGTGAAAAGCCAAAAATAAAAAAACACTCCGGTGCGACCTCCTCAGTTTCCATCTCGTTCGTACCGGATTGGAAGAGATTTGGAATGTCCAAGATGGACGATACCATTTACAAGATTTTTCAGAAGCGAGTTTGGGATGCAAACATCTGTACCAGCTCCAACTGTAAAGTGAAGTTCAATGGAGATGTCCTACCCAAACAGAACTTCGATGCCTACGCCAAGATGCATGAGGGTGTTGAGAATGTCTGTATGGTGACAAGTGATCGCTGGTCGGTGTGTATTGGACCTTCGGAGAATGGTATGGAGCAAGTGTCGTTTGTTAATGGCATCTGTACGACGAAAGGTGGAACTCATGTGGATTATGTGGCGTCCCATGTGGCTGCAGGTATCATCGAAGATATGGCGAAGAAGATCAAGTTGAAGCCTCAGCAAGTCAAGAACACTTTTACCATCTTCGTAAAGGCAACTCTCGAAAATCCAACCTTCTCCAGTCAGGTCAAGTCTGAGTGTACCCTCAAAGCTCAAGACTTTGGCTCAAAGTTTGAACCCCCAAAGAACTTCATCAAGAATGTTCTCAAGACTGGTGTCGCCGATGAACTCACTGCACTCTCCAAGTTCAAGGAGATGAAGGAACTCAAAAAGTCCGACGGTGCTCGAAAGTCTAAGATTACTGGCATTCCAAAACTGGACGACGCGAACAAAGCTGGTACAGCTCAGTCTGGGAAGTGCACGCTCATCGTGACAGAGGGTGATTCGGCCAAGACCCTAGCTGTCGCAGGTCTCTCGGTGGTCGGTAGAGACTATTATGGGGTATTTCCACTCCGTGGTAAGTGTAAGAATGTTCGAGACTCTTCGGTGGCTCAGCTCACATCTAACCAGGAGTTCAATGACCTCAAGAAGATTTTGGGTCTTCAACAGGGGAAAGACTACAAAGATGTCTCAGAACTTCGATACGGACGCCTCATGATCATGACAGACGCTGATAACGATGGGTCTCACATCAAGGGTCTCATTCTCAATATGATTCACTACTTCTGGCCCAGCCTCCTCAAACTCAACTTTGTTGTATCGATGGTGACTCCAATCATCAAGGCGTCCAAGGGTTCAGACACGAAGTCTTTCTACACCGACTCTGCATTCCGAACCTGGTACGGTGATGGCAAACCTGGGTGGAAGATCAAGTATTACAAGGGTCTCGGTACTTCCACGAGTGCGGAGGCTCGTGAATACTTCAAGAAGATCCAAGATCTGACCGTGAAGTTTGATGTGGATACGATGACTGATGATTCGATCGTCCTCGCTTTTGACAAGAAGAAGGCTGATGCTCGAAAGTCTTGGCTTCTCGAAAACACAGCTAAGGATGCGGATCAGTTGGAAATCCCATACGGTAATGTGAAACAGTTGGACATCTCTGACTTTGTGCACAAGGATCTGGTCAACTTCAGCCTCGCGGATCTGAAGCGTTCGATTGCCCATGTAGCTGATGGTCTCAAACCTTCTCAGCGTAAGGTTCTGTATTCGTGCTTCCAAAAGAACCTCAGGGATGAGATGAAGGTCGCACAATTGGCAGCCTTCGTTGCCGAGAAGAGTGCGTACCATCACGGTGAGGTATCTCTGGCGGAGACAATAGTCAAGTTGGCCAATGACTACACAGGTTCGAACAACATCAACCTTCTCGAGCCATGTGGTCAATTTGGTACGCGTCTCATGGGTGGCAAGGATGCGTCTCAAACGAGGTATATCTTCACAAAGCTCACCAAAGAGGCTCGCAAGCTTTTTGATCCCAAGGACGATGCCATTCTCAACTACCTCGACGATGATGGTCGCTCAATCGAGCCTGACTTTTACATGCCTACCCTTCCCATGGTTCTCGTGAATGGTACAGAGGGTATAGGAACAGGTTTCAGTTGCTATGTCCCACCATTCAACCCTGAAGACATTAGGGGGAATATAGAGAGAATGTTGGGTGGTGAAGAACCTATGGAGATGAAACCATGGTTCAGAGGTTTCAGGGGGAAGGTTTTCAAAGATGATGGTGGGAGCTGGATCACAGAAGGAATTTGGAGAGACACTGGATCACGTCTCAAAGTGACTGAACTTCCACCCGGTCGATGGACGCAAGACTACAAAGAGTATCTGGATACCCTCGTGGAGAAGAAGATGATCACCAGCTACACGAACAACAGTACCACCGAGGATGTTGACTTTGAGATTTTTGGATACAGTGGCAAGGATCTGGTGAAAGATCTAAAGATGAGGAAGACTTTCCATACTTCTAACATGCACCTGTTCCATCCCACACGAGGTATTCACAGGTACGCGAGCCCCGAAGAGATTCTCAAAGACTTTGTGGAACTTCGACTCGAACACTACAAGAAACGAAAGGCGCACCTCATCGATGTACTTCAAAAGAGGGCAGAAATGTGTGACCACAAGTCAAAGTTCGTCTCTATGGTCATCGAAGGGAAGCTAGTGGTGTTCAAAAGGAAGAAGCAAGATCTTGAGAAGGAGATGTCCACGATGTTCCCAAAAATTGACGGAACGTGGGACTACCTACTCAACATCAAGACGGTCGAATATACAGAGGAGCGCGTCAAAGCACTCATGGACGAGGCGCGACAAGCGAACGTAGAGTTGGAGAAGATGTTGAGAACAAGTCATGTGACGATGTGGAGAATGGATATTAAAAATATGTGAACAGTAAGTAGATATGGGTGAGGCTGCTAACATTTCCCTGAAAGCTATTGGAAAGCAGGATACTCACCTCCTTTCCAAAGACCCCGAAGATTCACTTTTTCATCCGAAGATAGAACAACATTCGGAGTTTAGGAAATATCATAATAGACACACTGTTTCAAACCCATCTAATAAGTCCTGGTGGCCGTTCGGAGAGACAATTAAGGTTGATTTGAAACCACAAAATATGGGTGACCTTCTTACTAATATGTGGGTACGGGTCGATCTACCTAGATTTGACACGATATTCACTTTAAATGAGTCTGCGGAACGTTATTATTTCTGTACCTTCACAGCTGCAGAGTTTGGAGTTAGGGTAAGTGGTAGCCCATTTACATACCAAGAAGCTTATAACTACATAAGAGGTGAATTTAACCCATTCGATTGGTTTGAAGAACCCGGTCCTTATTATACCTTCAATTCCCGACGTTCAGAATATAGAAATTATAGTCAGAGATTTCAGTCTTATTTGTATGAGAAGGTTGCCGAGGGTGGGAATAATATAAATGCGGGAGTGACTCCACCTGAATCACTTTTTTGGGGATATGCACCATACGTGGGAAGAAAATTGATAAAAAAAATACGATTTATCGTTGATGAGACGGTTATAGAAGAATTGGACGCGGATTCTATTATTATACATGACAACATTTATAAAACATATGATCAGAAAATAGCTGGATATTTACAATATAATATGGGCATCATCACCACCGATTACGAAGTGATCCGTAATCAAAGTCTTCAGCGGTTAGTAAACAGTAACCAAGTATTTATTCACATTCCATTTTTTTTATCTAAAAATTACCGTACAGAAGTACATACAGGTAATACACAACAAAATTCACCGTTCCCTGTTTGTGCGATTCATAAACAGAAGATACATATTGAAATCGAGTTTTTTGACACTCCATATTTTATACAAAGATCATACTCAAACGGTGGTGTAGCCCCATATAATCCCAGTCTAACATATCCACAAAGACCATTTCGAACCCACATAATAAACAACTTCGATATCGTCACGGAAGAAATCACACTAAACAATGAAGAACGTTTATACTATAAAAATAACCCGATAACATTGACCTACGACTTTATGAACCGTCACACATCGACGGATGTAAAACCAAACGAAGATAATACAATTACAGTCAAACTCGAACCGAGCATACCTGTTAAAATATTTCATTGGTTCTTTCGTTGGAACGGGTACGAAGTACTTGGTGATTATGAAGTTGATTTAACAACCAATCGTTTTAATTATTCAGAATATCCCGGGGGTAGTCATGTATTAAAAACGGCGCACTTTACACTAAATGGTGAGAGGTTGCCGCGTATATCTAACATTGATTATGAGTATTACAGTAAATACGTTAACTCTACAATGAAATTGTCAGAAGCGGGTGTGAGACCGAACCCAAATTATAGTGGTGGTCTCGCAGATATTTACGATAAAAGTTACATATATTCATATGCTTTTGCAATTAATCCAAAAAGTGACCAAATGTCAGGATTTCTTGATTTTTCGGACCTCAATTCCGAACGAACTAAATTACATTTAGAACTTGCGGATGAAGTTGTGAGTGCGAACAACGATTATACACTATACATGTATTACATTGGATACAAGACGTTGAAATTTGAGAATGGTTATGTTTCTTTCGTCATATAAAAATAAACTATATATTTAGATAAGTATGTCAGGACGTCTTGTTTTAGCATCGAAGGGTACTCAAGATTTGTGGATATCAGAAGAACCAACATACTCACATTTCTTGTTCGCACTAAAAAAACATACAAAGTTCGCCTTTGATACACTGGAATTCCCACTTCTAGAGCCGAAATTTGAACAAGAGACTATATGTTATATACCCGTGGATGCTGGCGATTTATTAACTAGATTATCAATAAGATATACAATTAATCACACGACGAGTAGCGGTGAAAGGATATTTACACCTTTTGCGGGCATTCATCTCATAGAGTATGCAGATCTTTTTATAGGTGGTGTGAAGATAGAAAGATTGACTGGTGATTGGATTTATCTTTACCACAAGTTCAATTCTGATAGAAGTGCGTTTGTAAATACAATAAATGATCTAACCAGTGTCAATGGTGCAAATGTGTTACACGTCGATCTACCATTTTATTTTTATGACAACACAAAAGCGCCTGTACTATGCTGTAAACTTCAGAAACAGAATTGTTACGTGAAAATTAAGTTTAAGAAGTGGGAAGATGTAGTTCATGGTAGGCTTCAGAGTACAGTTTCAGATATAAATATACAAAATGCATCTTTACTAGCTAGATACTGTTATTTAGATAATGGCGAACTCCAATACTTAAAAAGTACTCCAATTGACCAGATCATCACACAAACACAGTTAAGACGTTTCGATATTTCAAGGGGTGAGACAAAGAGAGTTCAACTCAATTTTAAAAATCCTGTGAAGACACTATACTTTTTTGTGTATAACAAGAACAATACAATAAATATAACTCAATATGAAACGGGAGACTATCATATGATGAATGCTGAATTCTCGAGAGCAAAACTTTTAATTAATAATCAGAATGTTTTTGACGAAGACTATAAAACACTTGTACATAAAAACTATTTAGTCAACTCTATAGCTGATCATGAAACATTTGTGCCTTACCTAACGACCTATGCAGCTGATGGTCAAAAACTAGAAAAACTCGAAGTAGGTACTTATTCGTTTGCAGCGTACCCACTAAGAGATGAGCCTTCAGGTCACCTAAACTTTAGCCGCATAATACATCAGGAATTTGAAATGGAAATTCCAGAATATGATTTACGCACGTACAGCGCATATGTCTCTAGCTATATACACCCTGTAACAGATCTACCTGTTATCGGGACGACGAATATTAGATATAACGATTTTATAGGTAATGAGAATGAATGTAAGATATACGCTGTAAGCTACAATGTCTTAACATACAACAGTGGGTTATGTGGCTTAAGATTTTAATGTGTTGGTATATTAATGGCTGGAAGGATACAAATCTTGACGCGTGGATATGCAGGTGAATACCTAACCACAAATCCAGACTTTACTTATTTCAACAATAGGTATGCGAAATATACTAATTTTTCAAAGGAGAGTTTCAGTTTAAAACCAGAGAATCTAAAAGAAGTGTCAACAGGTGATACCGTCAATTTTAGAATTCCTATAAAACGTGGTGACTTATTGAACAGGGTATCATTTGATTTTACTATTCCAGAAAATCTGGACGACTTAAACCGCAGTTATCCCATTGTTGTTGGTGATGGGTTATATAAATCTACAAACACCGAGGCACGAGGTCCTAGTGTAGTACCTATCGACAATTTTGGTATAAGCGTAATTGAATATGTCGAATTGTATATAGGTGACCAATGTTTGGATAGGATAACAAGTGATGATATATTAGTATATATACAAACACGAGAATCTTATTCAGGTACACACGAAGAATTGATCGGAGACGACTTTATGAAAAGTTTGGAAGAGGATTATCCTGGAATATATTTTAGTACCAACGCATACGATGGTCAGTTCGCGAGAACCCGTGACACACTTTACTCTCAAAATTATAAAGCCGGTTTATATCTTAAATTCCCTACAAAGTACTCCGTAGATATTCCATTTTATTTTCATAAACGCCCGGAATATGGATTTCCATTGTGTGCTTTAGAATACCAAGAATTGGATATTCGTGTTAAATTGCGCAATGCTAAAACGGTACTTTTTCCCTCGATTGAAATAAATTCAAACTGGTTATTGAACGCAGTATCACCCAATGAGCTGACGGTATGGAATTTTGGCGCCGACGATAATACCAACGACTTTACATTTACCGATTTCAAACTCAATGTAGATGTAACGTACTTAGATACACCAGAGAGAATGAGGTTGAAATGTCAAACTCGGAACGTTTTAATTGAACAGAGACAACACAACAATTTTATAATGGAAGGTGGAGTAAAAAATCAAAAATACAGGTTGGATTTTAAAAATTGTGTAAAGGAGATGTATTTCATCGCCAAAAAAGATCTTAATGTGTTACCTGAACAAATCAGTACTTATAATAGACTAGTATTTTCTGCCGCGAAATCAATAAATTATACCTTAAGTTTTTATGATGATTCATCCGATAGATATAACATTTTTACGATATTGGATGGCAACTATTCAACTCTCCACCCACTAAAACCAGTACCGTGTATTTATATGAAACAGAAGGTAACAACATTGACATGTGATAATGTACCCATATTAGACGAGGTCACGGGTTCAGACCAGTTTTTAATCTCGGCTATACCAGATATTCACAACACAAGAGTACCCAACCGTAAAAATATAATGATGTACAGTTTTGCGCTATACCCGGATAGGTTGGAGCCATCTGGACACCTCAATTTTTCGGCGATAAAAGATGCAAATATTGATATGACATTATACACTGACGGTACAATAGGTGCATATGATTCAGAGGGAAATTATATAGAAGATTACTGGATTAAATATGGGTCTGAAACAGAAGAGTTCGTGGTACCCCGTGATGTTGTGAAGGAGATAGTTGTCACTGCCAAAAGTTACAACGTTCTTCGTTTCGAAAATGGCGCAGCTAAACTACTCTTTTAAGTTTTTAGACACTTTGATGAAGTGTCGAAAAACCTTGATTTACTTTGTGAATAGGGATGCCTTATTATCACTGATATAGTCTATGATGTTATTCTTGATACACCATTTGATGAAGTTCAACTGCGCCAGAGTTGTCTGAATTTCATGAGATGTTCCGGGAACTGTGTATGCAAACTTTTCAGACCTACAGAACGGGTCAAACAATTTCTTACTGTACCCATCTAGACTCGATTTATACGCACAATGTACGGTGAACAACTTTCCATCCTTGGTTTTGTATGATGTGTGGTGCTTTTTGGCGTAGTTTGTGATGAACCATTCAAGGTTTCGAAGGGAGATACCGTTCGACTTGTCTAAAATGTTCACTAATTTAGTTCGGTTTTCCTCGTCATTGTAGAAGTTATTTATAGATGTTAGTAGAATACCAGTTTTACTCATTACCAATCATGGTCCCCAAATCTATAAGCTCTTTTGAAAGAAGACACCCCGGGCAATCATGAACAAACCCCCTCTCAGGGCCATGGGTATGACTATTTGATCGTACCAGGGACGAATGTGTGAGACGATTCGCTTGCATCGAATGATGTCTGCAGTAACCATTATCAATAGCTCTGAAGGTGCATCGTTTTCCATCGTTCCTCTTAGTCCCTTTACAAATCATACCAGAGAAAGTCTTTGGAATATCTTTGAGGAGGAGGTCCATAGAAATCCCATGTTTCTTCGAAATAATCTCGACATACTCGTTCATCATTC